AAGTTGTTTTGCAAATTCAGCAATTGGATCTTTTTCGCCCCAGTTCAAAGGAGAAGCGATTACCTTTTTACTACCAATACCATAGTAGAATTTCATTTCCGTAAATGGAAACTCTTTGTTGTATTTGAAAGGAACAACACGAACCGTTTGTTTACCAACTTGCGGTTTAAAGCGCTTTGTTTGGTTGTTTGAGCCACCACCTGATGAAGGTTGTTTTTGCATGGACTCAAGCTTTTTCTTAATAGCATCAAGATTCATAATATAACTAATTTATTTGTTTACAACTTTAATATAATAACCTTTATTCACTAAACCAAACTAAATTTCAACTATTTTGAAAATCTTTGTGTTTAGTTGCTTTATCTCATTATGTTGAGTTAACAATATACAATTTCTATAGTGTTGCCAGTTTACTGGGAAATTTGTATCGACTGCTCCTCCATTGAGTTTTTTAATTAACTCGTTTAGGGCGTTTATTGTATATAGTGTGTTTGATTCTTTTTTTCTGTGTACCAAAATGGTATTATCGGGAATATCATTAACGTTACCTTGGTCAACATTGTATGTGATAACATATTCATTGTTGCTTTTAACATGTAACACAAACATTTTATTATACATAATAACATAGCGTCTTGACAGTTCCCCTACCAACGCCTCTAAATCATCCAAGGAAGTGAATGTGCAAAACAGTCTATTGTTCATCAATAACGTATCAAATGTAAAATCATAATCGAATTGATTATACATATGACGGGGTTGTTCTAAAGTGCTATACATAACTTTTATTTAATATTGGCGTAGTTTGTGCCTTTTTTGGTTTTAACTTGTAATTTGTATTTGTTAAATATTCCTAATATTTTAAGCATCACATCCGGTTCACTTTTATCATAATCAAATAAAAACGAATCGTACACATATAATACGAGTTTAGTATTTTTCCCACGCAATATCTTAAATATATCATATAATATATTAACGTTATTTGCGGTCTCCAAGTTTTGCAACACGTAATTTAACAACTTTTGTGGATTCATATTTTCCAGTTCTTTTTGATAGAACTCATGTCCTGAGATTGGGCACTTGATATGTCCCCCATAGTTAAATGAATCCCACAAGTCGTCCGTATATGCTACTACTTTTTTAAAGAAGGGAAGTTCCCTATACTCTTTCCAAACCCCTCCATATAGTTGTTTAAATGTAATCTCTTTTGCCTTGGCGTAATCCACGTTATACATTGTAGCAAAACTCCCATGAATATCACTACTATCAAAAGTGTAGTCAAGTAAATTAGCAAGAAGGGTAGGGTGATAAGCAGAAATATCCATTTCAATAAACGCATCGTTGCGCGGTATAAAACATTCTCTTTCTCCATTGTTTTTATCTAATGCTGAAAAGTTTATATTATTAAAAGTATTTGAGGGTCTTGTTGTTAATGTGTTTAGATTATAATGCGTGTATATAAACTCGTTTGCTTCTTTGTCAAAGTACTGTTCAAATAATGCTTGGTCTACTTTTATACCCGCTCGTTCTAGTTGATTAAACACCAATGCCGCCTTATTGTAAAATGGATTTATCTTTGAGTTATTAAAATCAACATAGTTTTGCTCACATACCTCATAATGTTTTACGATCGGTACAATTGTGTTTAGATTTTGTATTTCCGGATACCTGTTGTATAGCTGTGTGTGAGCTTGTGTTGGTTGAGGTATATACGTATGGGGGGAGGGTGAGGGTTGGGTACAATGCTTAATAGGGAAATAATGTAAAAACTCTTTTCTATCTCTTACGTAGACATGTTTTATACTGTTTAATACTTTTAAACAATCCTCTATTGTTGCATTTATTGTTTCGCTATGATTTACCGGAATAATATACCCTTTTGTGTCATTTTTTGGACGAACATATAAAGCACATACGTCGTTTTCAACAGCGTGTAAGTTATGTGATGTAGGTATTACATCAACATAAGCAACATCATGTTTTAAACTTGCGAGTAATTCAATATGTTTAGGATCTTCTATCAGCCAGTACATGCTGTAAAGATACTAACTTATTTTTAAGAACCCAAGTAATATTTTAAGAATTTGTCCTGAAAGTATTGAGTGAATCCGTACCAAGGTAGGTTTTGTTCAAGGGCTTGAACTGTAGCTTTGTTTGAGTTAAATACTTGGCTTTGGTTGCCTTGGATTATCCACAATACGATTGCAGGAGTATAGAGATCCCAAGCTATTTTAGGATCTTTGTTTTGAAGTTGTTGGTAAGTATTTTTATCTATCTCAAGATATTTTATTTCATTATTTTTCTTACAAAAATATCTATTAAACTGTCCGTTTATTTTATCTTGATCTGTTGGTAAAGTTATATTAAAAACAGGAAGAGCTCGAGTTGATAATGCATTTGGATCTATGTAATCTGTTGATTGTAAAAGAACAATTTCCTCGGGTGGTGTTGATTGGTTTTCTATTAGGGGGTTTGGGTAAGAATCTGATGGTTGAAGAGAAATGTTAGGGCCATCTTGAGGGTTTCTTCCAGTATATTGTTGTCCTGTAGAAGTTTCATAGTAATATCCTGTATATCCTTCTTTTGTAGTAGAAAGAGAAAATTCATTACCATTAGTATATAAATTAGTTTTTATTTGAGATTTAGGATAATACATTTTTTAACTATTAGGTTTTTCATAATCCATCATATAGTCTAATTTAGATACTCCTTTTTTAAAGTTACCTTTCTTTGTGTTATACCTATATGTTAAATCAGCACATATTAATTTATTGATATCTTTTACACCACTATCATATTTTTCTTTTAATTTCTTAGCATATTTTTGAAAAAATCCAACACCATTCCATGTAGCTCGATAATACATAAATTTTAATCTACCATCGCTTTCTACTAATTTTCCTACAGGGTGATTACCAAAATATAATTTAAAGAATGAATTATATTGATCAGTGATGTATTTTTGTAAATTTTTCTGTAAAGTATCATATCCTTTCTCAGATTTTTTAGGAAAATGATTCCAATCCCACCCACCTTTTAATTTCGGTTTAGAGTTAATGTCCCATTTACCTGTTGGTTTTGTTCTAGCAGAGGTTTTGTATCCCCCATATCCTGAAATGGCATCTACTGCATTCCAAAAATCTATACCAGTATCATTTTTAGGTCCTTCTCTTAATCCTTCAGTATTACCTGCGTATCTATCAATACCATATAAAGTTTCTCCTGAATTTTTATAATCTGTAAAATTGTTTAATATTTGTTTAGTTTTTGAATTATATGCATGGACTGGGTGGTAGTATCCTCCTTCTAAGTTATCAACTATAGCTTGAACAAGAGTACTATCTTTTGTTGTAGAAGCTTTAATTAAACCTTTAACTGAGCGAGATAATCCTTCAGCAGGTGGAAGTTCATTACATGAAGAAATGGTTTTTGGTTTACCTGCGTTTTGAACAGATTGTTGAATTACTTCAGGAAGGATAACTGCTGTAGATTTTTTTCCTGATTTAGGAATCAATGTGGTTTCAATTTGAGTTGTCCAATCGTTGTTTGATAAGTTATGAGATACTCCAGTTACAATTAAGTCAGCGGTTTTACCATATACTTTAGGTAAAAATTCAGTATTTACTCTTAATTTATTATATATTTTAATACCTGAGATGCCGTCTAGAGTAAGACTCAATTTAAATGGGATAAAGCCTATAGTACCTCCTGCAGTAGGTTGATCTTTTGCTGCTTTAGCTAAAATATATTTATAGTATTCTGTTACAATAGATAAATTACGTTCTATTGCATCTTGGTTTAATTTAAAGTTTCCTGAAAGGTCAGTTAGTCCATAGCGAGTGGTATATCCTTTAGTTATAAATTGTTCTGCATAATTTACTTCAGCTTCATTATCTTCACCTGAGGTTTGTTCTGAGTTAGGGTTGGCAGGGAGAAGTTCTTCTTTAAATCTATCTGTTAATCCATCATTCCATTTTGAAAATGCAGTAGCTTCTGTTCCTTTAACATATCCTCCAGCAGTTGCCCCTACAGTAACCATAGTTGCAAATTCAGGAGTAATAGCTGTTTTTAAATCAACATTTCGGACAAAGTTAGAGATATATTTTTGACCTGTTTTATTGTATCCATATATTTGAAGTGTATATTCTCCCACCCCACTTGAAGAACGCCCAGGGATTGGGGTGGTATCAATAATTTGGAGAGTATTTGAGGTTTCATCAATTATTGGTTCTAAATTGTTGATTCCACCTAAAGCTTTATTTAACCCAGTACAAATAGAAGAAAGGAATTCAAAAACATTAACGTTTCCTTTATCATCAGTTTTTAAACACTCTAATATAAATTCAAAATTTAAATAAATATTTAAAGTATATGCTGAATTTTGGTTTGCTTTAGGGTCACCATTATCTGCTTCTCT